TTACTCTTTCTTTTTCTGAGAATCTATCTGTGGCTTATTTTCCACCTGACCTTTTATATAATATATCACTTTTTCAAGGAATCCAGGAAGTGGAATACCAATATCTACAATATTCTCTAAAATGCTGATTAATTCATTGCAGACTAGCCATACTGCCACTAAGGAAGAAATTAGAAAAGTAAATGAAATTCCTAATGTTGAAGCTGAATATATAATTACCTGGTCTATTATAACTCCAACTGCAATTAACAGCCACATAGTAACTTTTCTAATAATCCCTTTTATGCTTTTATAAGAGTTTATTTTTTCATTCCTTTTTGGCGTTGCCATCAGTCCTGTAATATAATCAAGAATATTACAAAATATAAGTAGTACCGTAGGAACAAATAGTATACCTAGTGCACTCGATAACATCCCCCAAAAAGAAATAAATATTATTTTTATTTCTTTCATACACTCCTCCTTTCTAGCTTATCTATGTCGCTCCACAAAAAAATCTCTATTTTGCTTCAGAGTTATATGCCAATAAAATATTACTGAAAATATACGAATTTTTTGCAAGTGAAAACAATTCCTATTAGTATTTATAAATGTATAATTACTGTTATATCATCAATTAAATGCTAATTTGATTGATGAATGGGATAAAAACAACAATTGGTACTATTGCAAATGGAATAATGGATACATAGAAGTATAGAGCACATCTACAACCGATAGCACAGGAGTTACAAGAGAAATTTCCTTTCCTGTCGGCTTTGATATAAGCAAAATGGATATACGAACGCAAGTTACCGCAGCCTATATTCTTAATAGCGGCTATACAGCAGGTTTTACACATTCCGTGCAAGTTTATGACCGTGGTAGAAAATGCACATCTATACAAGGGACTTAGATGGAAAAGTCCCGCCAGCAGGAGTGCCAGTAATGTGTTATGTATTGGTAGATGGAAATAATTATTTCCATGTTCCAGTCGCGCACCAGTGTATTCGTAATGTAGGATTTGCACCTGTAGGCTGAATTACGACCACTGCAAAACCTGTTTTATTCGTGCTGCCTGTCGAGGTTTTTAGCCATTGAAGTCCATTTGAAAAAACAGTAGCTACAACACGTGCAGTTGTTTTTGATTCAACAGGGAATGGTATTGCTTTGTCAGCAGAGTAATAAATACCATTTACCACGTTTCCTGACGGAATTGAAAATGTACCAAGATAAGCTCCCCACATTTCCAGCGTACCGTTATTCCACTTTCGATAATGACCGTTGTCATTTTCGCCTTCTTCGACAATGTAATTAGCATTTAACTGCTCTAACTCTTCTTTTATTTTTTTAATTCCTACAATCACATTAAATAACGGCTCAACACTCTCTACATTTAATCCATTCAGTTTTATACGATATAATGGATACTGTCTACATGTCTCATTCTTATATATATTTCCAGAGATATATTCTGGATCTTCTGCTGTCTCTCCTGGCACTCCCTTAATATATACAATTTTCATTTCTTCTACCGACGTATTCGCCTCTATTTGTGCAACTACGAAATCATTTCTATATTGATTCTGTGTACCATTCTCTATGACGACATCTTCATATTCACCAAATGGAATACGGCCTATCGCTCCTCCCACTGCTAAAGCACCATCATAAATTCTAAATTGATTGTTCGTAATCAATTCACCTCTTAACTTCTCCCCTACATCAATCACACCATCCATCCCTATAACAGCTTCCCAAATAGCTCTATCATCTGATGCATTAATATGCGCCTCTTTTTCTGGCGCAGTCTCGATTGTAATTCCTTTTAAACTCATATTATTCACCAACCTTATACTCTATTGAATATTCATTATTACTTAGTTTCAAAATTTTCTCACTTATCGGCTGTTTCATGTAAAGACCGGTTATTCTCTCACGACCTCCTACAATATCTCCAACCCCTACTTCTATATCTTGTACAGTTATTTCTAATGTTGTACTGTCTAACATTTCTTCTAATTTTGATTTTCCTTCCTCCATCATTTTATTTTTATCTGTTTCATTTGTCATTTCATAAACTGACGTACGTTCTTTCATACCTGTCATCTTCTGTACCTGTCCAATATTTCCATTTTCATCTGCATATAGATGAACCATCGGTCTTATTGCCGCTTCCTCATCTCCAAGAACAATTAGATGATTATACCCTTTGTGATCTTCTTGTGTTGTAAAATGTACTTTATTATCATTGCTATATTCAATCTCCTCCGAATAATCTACAATCTTTACAGCTCTTAATATAACATTACCAGATATATCATAGCTTTTATAAGTAATCTCCAATTTTGCACCATATGTTTCCAGCATACGTGTCAGTCCATCCAAGACAGAAACACACGGTTCAAATGTATATTCCTTTATATTAATACCACTGTCAGAAATAGATGCAATAAAACAGTCACCAAATTTCCCACTAATTATCTGTGCTATTATGGTATTTGCCTCTCCAGATACAGTTAAAGCGTCTTTGGTATCCGGCGGTATAATATATTTTACCGCAAGTAATCCCCTCCATGTATCACCTTGTAAAAATACCGTGTCTTCTAAAGTAGACGTTTTTCTATATAATATAATTCCGCCATATTCTGTCTCAGGTATATAAATTCTGTCATAAAACTTATATCCCAACTTTTCATAGTCCGTTAAAGAAAGTGTCAACTCAAAGTCATTCTCATTTCCTATTTCCAAATCTAATTCGGCCGATGCATCCAAAAAGCCTTTTTCGCGCCCACTTTCGTCCGATATAATCATGTCTGTTATCCGCATTTAGGCTGACTCCTTTCTTTTAGTAAAATAATATCAAAACCAAATTTTCCATTCCATTTTACCTTATTCATCCCTTGCGGTATTTTACAAAAAATGTCCTGTATTTTATTACGATTATTAAATACGTTTTTCTGCTTTCCTGCATTTTCAGTAACTGTTATTGTACCTTTGGCACTGTCAATCGTTAAATATTCTCCTGCCTCGAGTAATATATTGACCTGGTATAAATGCTCACTAATAAATACTGCCGGTGCAGATACTGGCCCAAATATAATCATACGAAAATCAGAAGCTACATAATGGTCATTGTATAATGTACGATTTGAAAACCCATTGGTATAACGATAAGGATATCTATATGGATATTCTTTATTATTGTCCGCCTCTTCACTAATTGGTTCAAAATGTACAGTCTCTTCTCTTATCCAATAAGGGTAATCTGTCACAACTGTCAACTCTGTCACAGCTAAAATATCTGATTCCCATTCTGTCTTTTTAGAGCTTGTAATATAACATTGAATGTATTGATCATTGATATATAATTTCCCCGGTGTCACAGTCAGAATATCCTTCTCAAATATTTCTGTCACCCGATCCAACGCCCTATGATACTCTTCTTTTTTAGCAAATATCTCAAATTTCAATGCTATTTCAACGATTTCTTTCCCAAAGCCACTGATACGTCCTCCTGAGGAAATTGTTTCCCACTCATAATCTAATAAATCGCCGGACAACAAATGATATGGATACTGTTTTAAATCTATGGTTTCTCCAAAATGATTTTTATAATATACTTTCATTATAATGTCACCAGTCCTCCTTCCTTCAAAGCACGGTTTACCTGTCTGCCATTCAAAAATACAGGTCTGGTATCCCGTTCCCTGTTTAATTTCCTCTGCCTACGTTCATATTCATCAAAATCAAACACCTGCTTTCCTGCAGAGTATACATTGGAATATCCATTTCCAGAAACTAAATTTTTTCCGTTATAAGATAATGCCTGTATAACATCCTGCTGTACATTCCCCATTATATTATCAATTCCTTTTTTTAATTGTTTCCTAGGTACATTTCTCTCAAAACCAATTCCAAGGCCGACTGCCATCATTTTACCTACTTCATCTCGGAAAACTTTTGATGGAGAACCAATCCCTAATTTATCTTTTACCCAGTTAACCGCACTACTTGCCAGATCTTTTACTGCGTCCATCAAAAACTTAGCTGCCTTTGAAAGCCCGTCCTTAATACCTTGTATAATATTACTTCCTATTTCTCCCCAATCAACTGAAGTAAATCCATCCTTTATAGATGAAATAATTTGAGGAATTGCAGACAAAATATTCGGAATTGCATTAATAAGCCCTATAACTAGGCCTCCTATTAATTGTATGCCTGCTGATATAATCGTAGGAAGGTTACCCGCCAGCGAACTAACCAACGTCATAATCATCTGTAAAGCGGTTGGTATTAATGTTGGAAGCTGAGCTGCAATTCCCGTTACTAATCCATATAAAATCTGCATTCCTCCGTTAATAATATACGGTAAATTTACTGTGATAACTTCCATTAGCTGATTTAACAAATAAGCACCTTGTTCAATCAATGACGGAAGAGCTGCCGTAATTCCATTGCAAAGATTTGTTATAATTCCCGGGCCTTTCTCCACCATCATGAGTAAAATCTGGTCTATCTGCTCTCCGTATGTCTGATATAATAATCCCAGACCTGCTGTTACAATGCCTAAAACTGCCCCCATATTCAGCGCCATTATAAATCCCTGAACAATCGTTGAACATACGCCTAGAAAATTTTGTCCAAATATTGATACTATATCCAGCACTGCTGAAAACTTTTCACTCGTTACTCCTGTTGCTTCTCCTATTTTTGCTGTCAATTTCCCAACTTCTCCATCTGTTATACTATCAAGGGAGGAAAAAAGACTTCCTACCGTAGAAGTCATTGTCGAAACAACGGACTCTGCGCTTGCCCCCATTCCGGAAAACAAACTATCTACTCCGGACACCATACCTGAAAATCCCGAATGTACCGTTGATATCATACCAACCCATCCTGATGCAGCACCCGATAAAACTCCCGATACCTCATTTATAGTTCCTACAAATTCCATCAAAGATATATCCGTACTGCTTAACATATTTTCTATCATTGATAAGCCCGTTTCAAAAGCTTCCGTGTCTATTCCAATTGCTGTAAAATCTTCATTTGCCATATTACCATCCTTTCTTATATGCACGGCTCAATGGCTCACATATGCTTATATACAGTTATAAATTCTTTTATCTTATATCTCTACTTTTACTTCTCGTCCGCATTTTTTGCAGCGGATATAAACTCCGCTGCATCTTGCGGTATTATCATAAATCATTAAATTCTGTCTACAATCCGGATATGGACAGCAAAACCATTTTCTTTCAACGGGAAGCCTGCTTTTTTTTACTATCCTATTCATGAAAACATATCTCCTATCTCATAATCTCCCGGTATCCTGCCGGTAGAGTGCAGGGCAATCTGCTTTTTAATTTTCCGGATTCTTTTTCTTTCTTCTTTATCTTTTACTTCATTGAGATTGATCGTACGATACAGTATTCTCTGTTTTATTTCTGTATTTTCCGGTAGGCCTTCAAACAATATCTTAAATTTCCACCAATGCATATAAGTTACAGTATCAAGTTCAATTCCATAACATTGTAAAAATGCACAATAGATACATTCTGCATCTTCCGTATAAGAAAATGCCTGCAGTCCTTGTCCTGCATTTCCTATTCTGCTGTCACTCTGTAAAAATGTGTCACTTCTATTTCCACTGAGAAATTTCCCCAATGCCTGTACTGCTTCTTCATATTCTGCTGGAATATCTATATACCACTGCATAAGAAGCAGCATTTTTTCATGGTTCATAACTGTATCATCTTCCATAAGCTCTATAAATTTTATCCATTCTCGGAAGTCTGTTACAATTCGATATTTTCGGCCACATACTGTAACATGATGCGGAAACCTTTCATAAAGAACATTCACTCTTTATCACCTGCTATATTGGGGACTTCCTTTCTTTCCTTTCTGGTATCCACCATAATTTTTATTTCCCTTTATTTTCACATAATACTTATTAAAACGGTCATCTACTCTTTTCCCTTCTTCTTCATAAAATGTAGTAAGAGATTCAATAGAATGAAGGGCATGTTCAAGACTGTTCTTTCCTTCTAATATCTTTCTGCCAGCTCCTTCCCCAAATAGCCTATCATAAAAACGTTCAAAACATGCTATTTGTCCACGGACTATATCACTGCTTTTTCCCACTTTAGGAACATTCTTACTTTCCTGATCTAGCTGTCCTTGTGCAGCTTCTAATTTTTCCAAAAAATCTGCATCCGTAAAATCAATCTCTGTCTCAAAACCCTCAAATTTCCATAGGCTCATAGGCTCACCCTCACTTTCTCTTATTCTTTTGGAATTTCTCCTTCTGTAAATGTACAGGTATTCCACTTATCTGTCGTTGTACAGTATCCTTTTACAATTTCAGAAGAAGCTTTAAAAGTACCACTGTAAATCAATGCATCTGTTCCATCTCCTGTTGTATCAGGAACTACACTGTATGTTCTTTTTCTCGCTGGGCATCTTCCTTGGCTATCCTCTTCAAAAATGTCTGCTGTAACAATTTCTACCAGAGCACCTGTCCCTACAACTTCGTCATCTGTAATTTCTGCAATTTTCGTATGTACCGGATTGTCAGAATAGCGGTCAAAAGAATACTCGATTCCCGTGGCATAGCCAACAACATCTGTCCGTTCTGTAGCCTCATCTACATACTGCCGACTATATTCTTTTGCTTCTTTTGCTTCACTCATAGCAGTAAATGCTGTCATTTTTGAATATTTATCGTCTTCCATTCCTAAAAATGCTAGTCTTTTATGTCTTCCTACTAATTTCTGTGTCTCTGTCATAATTCATACTTCCTTTCCTATTTATAAATAAATCTTCCTATTAGTTGAAATCTAGCTGTTTCCTCCTTTTCAGAAAAAGCCCATCCATCTTCTATAATCTGGATGTCTATCGGTGTATATCCCGATAATGTCGGATATTTCTCTTCAGCCCTCTGTTCTTCCAGCCATTCCTCAAAATACTGGGGAAATCCATCTTTTACAATTTTTTGGCGAAGCTGTGCATCATACAAGGCAATGGATGACAGCTTAAAAATTATCTGCCGAATACACGTTCCATCAGTATACTTTTTATATATTTTTCCTTCATCTGCTAAATCAATGGAATAAGGCATTCCTTCTTCTAAAGAAGGAATATCTACTTTTCCATTCTCCATAAAAGGACAAGACATTATATATTCACATATACTAGAAATCACTGGTTTTTGCATTGTTTTGTTTGACATCTAAGCTCCTTTCATAGGGTACGGATATAAAAATCTATCGTCAGATAAATGCTATCAACATTTTTCTTTTTTCTCCTGTCTCTGCATGGATAATTTCTTCGAGAATTTTTTTATACATGGCTTCTTCTTTTATAGTCTTATTTTCTTTTTCAATATCTTGGACATATTTCTGTGTTTCCTGAAATTTCTTTTCTAACTCTAGTCGTTTTCTTTTTTCTCTTTCTATATCCATGCCATTCCATGCCATAATCTGGCCAACTGTCTTTTTATCCAAACCAAGATTCATTAAATCCTTTCTTTTCATACCGTCTCCTTTCAAAAATTTTACATCATACGACTATTTTACGTCTTATCTGCCGACACTTTGCGTTTACGCAAGTTTTTATATAAAAAAATATTAAATACTTTCTTTTTTTGCGTTTACGCAATTCTTAATCTTATAATACCATAATTTCCCAACTTGTCAACACATTTTTTTCGTTTACGCAATTTTATTTGCTTTTACGCAATATTGTGTTATTATAATATTTAGGAGGTGTTTCTATGGAAGTAAATAAACTCATAAAAAAGAGAAGAACGGAACTAGGATTAACTTTAAAGGATGTTGCCGCTGCTTTAGGAACTGCTGAATCTACAGTTTCACGATATGAATCGAACAACATTCAAAACATGGGAATTGATAAAATAGAAGCCCTTGCTCGCGTCTTGCAGTGTTCCCCTGCTTATCTATTAGGATGGGAAGATGAAGAACCTGTAACTATCGCTGCACATCTTGATACTTCCGATTTAACGCAAGATGAACTTGATGATGTAGCTTCCTATATTGAATTTATCAGGAACAAACGTGAAAAATTATAATATATAATAATCCATAAAAACTTCATCTTTAAATATATTCTTCCGTCCTGTTTATAGTACAGGTTCTTTTATATACTAAACACAGGAGATGATATAACATTGAATAAATATGAGAAACTTTTGAATGAAGCCGTTTCAGAAGGCATTTCTGTAGACGAAAATTATACCTTTAGAGGAAAACTAAAAGGGCTCTATATAAACGGCAGTATAGCCCTATCAGATCAATTAGATACCACGGCAGAGAAATCCTGTATTCTCGCTGAGGAATTAGGACATCATTATACATCCTACGGAAATATCCTAAACTTGTCTAATATTCAAAATGCAAAACAAGAACATCAAGCACGTGGATGGGCATTTGATAAACAAATAGGGCTTCAAGGCTTAATCGATGCTTTTGAATATGGATGTAATACGTCTTATGAAACTGCAGAATTTCTGGAGGTGACAGAAATATTCCTACAGGAAGCAATAGATTATTACCGAAATAAGTTTGGCGCTTCCGTAATACATAATAATTATTATATTTTATTTATTCCCAACTTGGCAGTTGGAAAATTAGTAAAGAAAGATTAAATGGAGAAAGACAGTCTTACCCTAAAAATGTCTTTTAAAAGCCTCTACAATCTTTTTATTATAAATGCTTCAATTTCACTTAGGCATTTTTCAAACTCTATATTTTGAAATCTATTCTCAACTCCTATTTCTTTCAGCTTTTCATCAGAAAAGTCTTTTTCATCTGCCAGAAATCTCCTGCACATTTCTGCATATTTAGGAGATTTCTGCAGACGCTCTCGTTTTAATGCCCGTTCAAGACGCAGATCATCTCTTACTTCGATATAAATCGGAACCAAATTCTCCTCCCCAAAATAGTCACACATGTCTCTAAAAGATTCTAATGTTCCAATGACCAGATAACTGCTTTCTCCTAAATCAATTTGTCCGTCATCCGCAGTAAAGTACTTCCATATGCCGCACTGTGTATGATATGACCTTAGTTCAATAATCTTATTTCTTTGCTTCATACTGGCAAGTACAGCCTCATTAACAAAATAATAATCCTCTCCATCCTTTTCTCCAGAACGAATCGGACGAGTTGTATAAAGTATAATTGTCTTTAATTGCGGGCATTTCTTCCGCAGCTCTTTAAATATAGAATCTTTTCCCGAAGAACTTTTCCCCATAATATAAAAAATTTTATGCATCTATCCACACCTCTATTTTGCCATTTTTCTTAAGCCCTTGTATCTGAAATCCTAATTCTCGAAATTTATATAAACTAAGCTGTACTTCTTTTGAAATTTGTTCACCCGGTACAATCAAAGGGATACCTGGAGGATAAATATAGGCATATTCCGCAGAAACATATCCTTCACTTATTTCCCATGCTATACTTTTTAAATTTCCTGTATTCCTATCTCTTTTTGACATATCTATTTTTTTTCTTAATTCCGCACTCGTATATTTTCTGTCAAGCTTAGGAAGATAACTTTGTGTCATCTTCTTTCTGCTATTTTTGCTTTCCTTCAACACTATATTTGGGTCTATCTCTAAAAGCGCACTATGAAGCCGCTGCATCCCTTCTGGAGTATCCGCTACAGAGGTCATTCCTAATACATAACTTCCTGCTGCCATTTCCATTTGTAAATGATATTTCTTCAATAAAATATTATATATATCCTTTCCCGTATATTCCGTATCCCTTGCAGAAATAACAATTTTAGAAAGATCATACTCTCTTGTCTGCTGTAGACTTAATTTTTTTAATTTTTGCAATTCCTTTCTTGTTTCTTTTAGTAACTCTACATAATCTTCAAAATATTCTGCTCCCTTTTCTTCTATTTTAGAAATGCACACATCAATAGACGCCATCAGAACATAGGAAGGACTGCTTGTCTGTAACATATCCAGATAATAACATACTCTCTGCCAATCAACAATACTGCCGTTTTTATGCAGAAGCGCTGTCTGTGTCAAAGAAGGCAATGTTTTATGAAGGCTATGTATAACAATATCAGCCCCCTTTTGATTTGCATTTTCAGGAAAATATGGATGAAATCCAAAATGCGCCCCATGTGCTTCGTCCACAACCAAAGGAATCTTATATTGATGGACAACAGCGCTGATTTTAGCTACATCTGAAAGTACTCCGTCATAAGTCGGGGATGTAATAACTACTGCTCTTATATTGGGAATTTCCTGCAACATTTTTTGAACTGCCTCTGGATCTATCTCTCCATTTAAGTCTTTATCTGGATAAAATTCCGGATATATATATATAGGAATCAATTTATTTAAAACGACTGCATGATACACTGACTTATGGCAATTCCGCGCTATCAGTATCTTATCTCCTTCTTCCGTAACTCCTAAAATGGCACTAAGTATGCCCGCTGTACTCCCGTTGATCAGAACTGCTGTTTCCTGTGCATGATAAATCCTAGAAGCACGCTTTTGTAATTCTTTTAATATACCCTGCGGATGATGCAGATCGTCAAATCCCTCTATTTCCGTAATATCAATCTCATATGGCAATCCAACCTGAGAAAAACATAAATTCCTTTTATGTCCCGGCATATGAAAGCCATAATAATCCGACTCGCTGTACTCTTTTAATTTTTTATATAGCGATTTCAT